GCCCAATAAATGATAGAGCTTAATTATGTCAGGAGTTTCAATTTATACATACACAACTTTAAAACAAGCAATCAAAGATTATACTGAGGTTGATGATTCTGTATTCACAACAACTATCTTAGATGGTTTTATAATGGCTGCTGAGTATAGAATTAATACTGAGTTACCTATGGACTCAGATAGAAAAGTTCAAGAAGGCACACTATCTACAGATAATAATACAATTAATTCTCCAGCTGGAGCTTTATTTATAAGAGGTGTTGAAGTATTTAATTCAACGGCAAACACTACAGGCGCTGGAACTTGGTTAGAAAAAAAAGATCAAACATATTTATCTGAATATACTGATAGATTAACTGGACCAGAAGGAGACCTAACTTCGCAAGATGTAACCGGTTTTCCAAAATACTACGCTATGTTTGGTGGTGCTACACTTAAAACAGACACTACATCTGGAGGACTATATATAGCCCCTACACCTGATGCAGCTTACAAATTTAGAATATATTACAACAAAATGCCAGTAGGACTTGGTTCTGGTAGTGATGGGAATTCTACTACATACATAAGTAATTACTTCCCACAAGGACTATTGTATGCTTGTTTAGTAGAAGCATTTGCATTCTTAAAAGGTCCAATGGAGATGTTGACACTGTACGAAAATAAGTATAAAACATCAATACAACAGTTTGCAGGAATGCAAATTGGGAGAAGAAGAAGAGACGATTACACTGACGGTACTGTTAGGATACAAGTCAAATCACCTTCACCGTAAATAAATTAGGAGATAAAAATTATGGCAATAGCATCAGCAGTTTGTAATAGCTTTAAACAAGAAATTTTAGTTGGTACACACAACTTTACTGCATCATCTGGAAACGCTTTTAAATTAGCTTTATACACAAGTTCAGCATCATTAGGAGCTGGCACTACAGCTTATTCATCATCAAATGAAATATCTAATACATCAGGTTCAGCTTATAGTGCAGGTGGAAAAACAATTGTTAGTGTTACTCCTGCCTTAGACGGTTCAACAGCAGTTTGTGATTTTGCAGATATTAGTTTTACTTCTGCTTCATTTACAGCTAACGGATGTTTAATTTATAACGATACACAAGCAGACAAAGCAGTTTGTGTAGTAGCATTCGGTGGAGACAAAACTGTATCTAGCGGAACATTCACAATTCAATTTCCCGCAGCAGGAGCTTCAACAGCAATCGTTAGGATAGCATAAGGAGGTAGTTCCTTATGTCAATCGCTAAGACATTTACCGTAACGGTAGCCTACGCAGAAGGCGGCAATAAATATTTTATAGATGGTGTTCTACAAGATACCATAATGATAGGCGCAGGCCTTACTTACAAGTTTGATCAATCAAATCCCACTAATTCAAATCACCCACTAAGATTTTCAACAACAAGTAATGGTACACATAGCGGTGGCTCAGAATATACAACTGGTGTTACAGCTGTTGGAACTCCTGGTAATTCAGGAGCATACACAGAAATACAAGTTCAAGACGGTGCACCTTCAACATTATATTATTATTGTACAAACCATAGTAACATGGGTGGTCAAGCAAATACAGATGGTTGGGGCCGATCCTACTATGGACAAATGGATTGGAGTGACTCTAACGTTGTACAAAACGGTTGGGGTAGAAACACTTGGAATGACGGAGGTTGGGGTATTGTTGGCACCATATTACTAGAAGGTCAAGGAGCTACTGCTTCTCTTGGAGACATAACCGTAGTAGAAAAACCTGGTTGGGGTACACTAGACTGGGGTGAAAACGGTTGGGGTACTGTTGAGTCAGCAGTATTTAATTTAACTGCTCCTAGTGCAATGACTTCTAATGTAGGAGCTATAACTCCTGCAGACGCAGTTGGATTAACTGGTCAAGGTGCAACATCAAATGTTGGTTCTTTTACTTTTATTATATCACCAACAATTACATTAACCGGTCAAGTAGGTACATCTTCTGAAGGACAGTTAAGTTTAAATAACGGCGCAGACCATACTCAAGGGTTAGCAACTTTAGTTGCAACATCAGCCGTAGGTTCTATTGCTCCTGCTGATGTAGTAGGTTTAACAGGAACAGTTGCGACTTCAGCAATTGGATCAATTACAACAAATGCAGAAGATTTAATAAATATATCGGGTGTACAAGCAACAAGTGCAGTAGGCTCAATTGTACCAGAAGGAATGAATTTAGGTATTACAGGTGTCCAAGCAGCAAGTGCAGTAGGTGCTATTTCACCTGTAGATATATTAGGATTAACTGGACAAGAAGCAGTATCTAGTGTAGGAGAGATTATTACACTCGGCTATCAAGATGTTGACATAGTAGGGAATACATCGTATACAGATGTAACACACGTAGCTTAGGAGAAAAAAAATTATGGCATCAACTTTTACAGATCTTGGCTTAGAGCTAATGGCAACCGGCGAAAATGCTGGTACTTGGGGAACAAAAACAAACGCAAATTTAAGTCTTGTTGAACAATTAACTGGTGGATATTTATCTTTAGCTGTTGCAGGATCAGGAACTACAGCTTTAACTATTGCAGATGGTGCTTTAACAGGTACTGCTCAACAAAGAGTTATAGAATTAACAGGTGCTCTTACAGGATCAAGAATTTTAACATTTCCTCTTCTTACAGAAAATTTTTATTTTATTAAAAATAGCACTACTAATGCAGAAACATTACAACTTAAAGCAGTTTCCGGTTCAGGCGCAACAGTTACATGGGCAACTGATGACAAAGGTTGGAAAGTTATTTATGTAGATGGTGTAGCAACTAACACAGGTGTTTATGAAGCAGCTTTAGGAGAAGCAAATGAAGTAACTCTTACAGGAACGGAAACTTTAACAAACAAAACTTTAACTAGTCCTAAAATTGGAACAAACATTTTAGATACTAATGGAAACGAATTACTTAATTTAACCGCTACAGGTTCAGCAGTTAATGAAATTACACTAGCAAACGCGGCATCAGGAGGTGCCCCGAGTCTTACGGCTTCTGGGGAAACTAATGTAAGCCTTAATCTAGTTCCAAAAGGAACAGGTCAAGTTCAAATTAATGGTAATTCAGCAGCAACAGTTGGGAAATCTATTGCAATGGCATTGGTTTTCGGATAAAAGAATAACAGGAGAAAATAAATTATGGCAAACCCGAATCTAGTAAATGTAACATCGATCACAGGTGAATCGGTACAAGCAGCTTTAACTACTACCCTAACTACAGAGGTTTTAGCAGCAGCATCAGACACACTTGTAAAAGTAAATAGTATTATAATAGCTAACATTGATGGATCATCAGCAGTAGATGTTTCAGTTTTTATAACTAAATCAGGTGGATCACCTGTAGCAATTGCAAGCACAGTCTCAGTACCCGCAGATTCTACTTTAATTGTAATTGATAAAAACTCAGCTTTGTATTTAGAAGAAGGCGACAATCTTGAAGCTGGAGCTAGTGCTAACTCAGATGCAACTATCACTGTTAATTACGAAATATTAAACGACGCATAGGAAGGTAATAATCTATGGCACATTTTGCTGAATTAGAATTAAAAACTGATCCGACAAGTTTCACAACTGAAAAAAAGTACATTGTCAAAAGAGTTGTTGTTGTAGGAAATGATGTTCCTGCAGGTATAACTACTTTAGGTCAAAATGACATGCATGAAGACGGAGAGCTTTATTGTAAAAAACTTTTTAACGGTGGAGAGTGGAAACAAACTTCTTATAATAATAATTTTAGAAAAAGATATGCTGGAAGAGGTTCAGTATATGATGCTGAAAATGATGTATTTTATTCTCAACAACCTTATCCATCTTGGACATTAAATACAACTGAATGGGTATGGGAACCACCAGTTGCTCATCCTTCTGTTACATCAGAAGAAGTTGATGGAGTAGACTACGCTTATAGATTAGAATGGAGCGAAGCAAATCAACAATGGTTAGGTTACAAAAGCGGGGACCAATACGAATGGAATCCTGAAACATCCTCTTGGGATGCCACTGGGGGATAACCCATGGCTGGTATAATCAAAACAGATAATCGTCAAGGAAATATAATTGGAGTAGCTAACTGCGCTTCTGCTGGAAAAGAAAAATTTACTGAAGTTTTATCATCTACTACTTCTGGAACTATAGGATCAGGAACTAGATTAGCTAATACATTAGTAGTTGCTGGCGGAGGAGCTGCTGGAATGGATAATTCAGGAGGCGGCGGAGCTGGAGGTGTTATTCTTAACACAAATATTCCTGTTTCAGGTGGAGCAAGTTATTGTGTATCTGTTGGTGGTGGAGCTGCAAGAAATCCTGCACCTGGAAGTAACCCTGGAGCTGATGGAACTAATTCAACTTTAACAGTAGGAGGCACAACTTACACGGCTATAGCTGGTGGCGGCGGTGGAGGTAGTGGTGCAGGTAGAGCTGGTGGTTCTGGTGGAGGAGCCGATGCTGGTAATTCTGGTGGAGCAGGAACTTGTAGTCAAGGTAATGCTGGTGGAAGTTCTAGTCCAGATACCGGTGGAGACGCTGGTGCTGGCGGTGGTGGAGCTGCAGCTGTTGGAGGAGCAGGAACAGGAAATGGTGGAACTGGTGGAGGACCAAGAGTTGCTGGAGCTGGTGGTGCTGGTTTAAGTGTATCAAGTTTATTTCCAGGAGCATCAGTTAGTGCTGTTGGAGGAGGCGGCGGTGGAGCTGCTGGACCAGGTAGTGCACCAAATGTAAGAACAGGAGCTGGAGGAACAGGCGGTGGTGGAGCAGGATCAACAACAGGTGGAAATAATGGAACAGCTAACACTGGAGGTGGTGGTGGATCTGGCGGTGGACCAGGATCTTGTCATGATTCAGGTGGTGGCGGTTCAGGTGTTGTTATGATTAAAGAATTAAATAATAGTAGAGGTGTTTGGCCAATGAAACAACAGTTTGATGCCGTTAAAGGTGGATCATGGCCAGATGGATCTGTTATTCAATCAGTTACATTAAATTATTTAGTAGTAGGTGGCGGAGGAGCAGGAAAATTATTTCAAGGCGCTGGAGCTGGAGGTTATAGAGCTTCTGGTTACGGACCTTCACCATTACAAGGATGTTCAGTTGTTATATGTTCTTCATCAGATTATACAATTACAATCGGAGCAGGAGGAGCTTCTGCAACCGGAACTGCTTATCCTATTGAGTCATCACCCCCATCTTTAGATGGTCCAGGTTATGGTAATCCAACAAGTTTTTCTAGTTACATTACTTCATCTGGAGGTGCTGTTCCTTTAAATGCATCTTGTGGAAGTCCATGGAATGCTAACAATGGAGAAAGAGGTGGACCTGGAGGTTCAGGTTCTGGAGGCTATGCTTCTCTTATTGGTGGTAAAAGACCAGGAGGTTCTGGAAACATTGGAGGGTTCTCTCCACCTGAAGGAAATAGTGGTGGAGCAGGCGGTAACCCAGATAACAAAGCTTCTGGTGGTGGCGGAGGCGCTACTGCAAATGGAGCCCCAGGATCAGGTTCTGATCCAGGAGTAGCCGGAGGAGCGGGAGCTCCAAACTTAATTACAGGTGTTGCATGTTCAGCTTACGCTGGAGGTGGAGGATCAGGAACTGACCGAGGTGTTGGTGGTTTAGCTGGTGGAGCCGGAGGAACTGGTGGTGGCGGAGCTGCTGCTACAAGAAATGCTTGCTCTGTAGCTGCATCAGGTGTTGCAAATACAGGCGGTGGTGGCGGTGGCGGTACTGGAGGACCTACAAATTTTGGAGCTCCTACATACATGAACCCAGCCGGACTATCACACTATGGAGCAAAAGGTGGTTCAGGTATTGTTGTTGTTAGATCACCAGCAGGTCATCCTATGTCAGTTTCACCAGGATCTAATAGTATATCTACGGTTTGTGGTCATACTGTTGCTAAGTTTATTGTTTCTGGAACATTGACTGTTAACTAATATTTAGTTATATATATACCTACATTATGTGGGTCATAAAATTTAGAAAGCATGACAGAATTAAAAATAAACTTTTATCTTTAATTGATAAAATGCCAAATGTTCTTTATCAAACACATAAAGGAACAACAGCAACTAAATCTGATTGGAACTTACCTTCTAATTTTCAAAGAGATTATCTTGATTTTTTTTATAAAGAAATAAATTCTTTAATGTCGCAAACAGCTAAAAAGTTTAAATGTCAAAATTGGACAATTCATAATGCATGGTTTATGCAATATAAAGAAAACGATAAACATGCTTGGCATACTCATCCTAGAACTAATCTATCTGCTGTGTACTATTTAGAACTACCTAAAAAAGAATTAATTACTGAATTTAAAAATAATAAAATTAAAGCAAGAGATGGAGACATATTGATTTTTCCATCATATATGTTACATAGGTCTCCAATAAATAAAAGCAATGAAAGGAAAACAGTAATATCATTTAACTGTGATTTTTATAATTAATGGAAAATCTCCCACTACCTAATTTTGGCGTCATACAAAACAGATTACCAAAAGAATTATATGATTCTTTATTAAAAGAATGTTTATCTATAAAAAAACCAAAGCCACGTGGACTTGCTTTAGACATAGATTATAAGAAAAAAATGATATCTTATTTAACTGAAAAAGGCGTATCAGAACATTATTTTATAACAGAAGAAAATACATTAAAGATAATTGAAGTTATTAAAAAAATGATTGATAAATATAAAGAAACTTTTCCGGGTTATTTAGACGGTATAAGATTTTTAGATAAAGATGCGCCTTTAGCTTTTAGAACACCATGGGTTAACTTTCAAAAAAAGAACGAATATTTACCACTACATGAACACGGTGGTGTGTTGTCTTATAATATTTGGATGCAGATACCAGTTGATTCAATATTTGAATATAATTACAATTCTATCATAGGAAAAAATCTAACCCATAGATTAACTTTAACTAAAAAAGATGAGGGACGTATAGTATTATTCCCTGCACAATTACAGCATATTGTATACCCATTTTATAACACCAATAAAACCAGAATGTCTATTGCGGGTAATATACTTTTGAAAACCTCATGAAATTATATAAAAATATTCTTACAGAAAAAGAAAGAAAAAAACTATTAACTTTTGTTAAAACTCAGGTTAGAGATTTAAGTCCAAAATGTCCTGGTTTACAAACTCTTATGGATCTACATACGTTTGATGAAACTAAACATTTTTATAATTTGGTAATGTCTAAATATTTTAAAAATATGACAATTGAAAATTCTTGGGGTAATTATTGTGAAGGAGATGAGATAAATTGGCACAATCACCCTACCTGTAAATTATCAGTTGTTTACTTTTTAAAAAATTCTGATAGTTTAGGAACTATGTTTAGAGATGAAAGATATAATTGGGACAAGATTACTTCACCCAAATGTCCACAAAATTCTTTATTAGTTTTTGACGGAAACAAAATACATTCTCAACCTTATTCACCTAAAAAAATTAAACGTTATTCGATTGCAATAGATTTAATATGAATTTAAAAAACGCTTATTGGTATTTTACAGGTATACTTGGAGACAAGTTTTGTGATGAATTAATAGAACATGGTAATTCTAAAAGAGAAAAAATAGCAACTATAGGTAGCACAGCGCAAAGTGTTAAAGAAAGAATTGGTGTAAAAAATGAAGCAGCTATTCAAAAACATATAACAAGAAAAGAGTTAAAAGATTTAAAAAAACAAAGAGATTCAAATATATCTTGGGTAAATGATAGATGGATCTATGATCAAATAGTTCCATATATACGTCAAGCAAATCAAAGCGCAGGTTGGAATTTTGAAATAGATTATTTTGAGTCTTGTCAATTTACTAAATATAAACTTAAACAATTTTATGACTGGCATTGTGATCCTTTTCCAACACCTTACAATAATCCAGGAGATCCTAACTTTCATGGTAAACAAAGAAAAATTTCAGCTATAGTTCAATTATCTAACCCTAAAGATTACAAGGGTGGAGCATTAGAGATTCAACCAAGAACAGAAAAAGATTCTACTATAGTTTTAAATACTAAAAGACACTTTGAGCCGAGAGGGAGTATTATTGTATTTCCTTCTCATTTATGGCATAGAGTTAAACCTGTAACGAAAGGAATAAGATATTCATTAGTGCTATGGGCACTTGGATATCCATTAAAATAAAATGGCAAAGAAAGATAATTTAAAAACATCAATTTATTTTCAATCTCCAATTTATACAATTGAAATACCTGAATGGGTAGATCATGTTAATAAAGTTTGTAATAACTATATAAAACAAGCTAAGAAAAGAAATGAACCTATGATTAAAGATAGGGAGAAAAGATGGAAGAAAAAAGTTGGGGATATAACTTTATCACACCATTCAGAAAGTATGATTAACGATCCTGAATTAAAAGAATTTCAAGAGTATATTGGATCAACAAGTTGGAATGTCATGGATTTTTTTGGATATGATATGTCTCAGTACGAGTTAATGTGGACGGAATTATGGACACAGGAATTTTCTAAAAAAGGTGGGGGCCATCATGAAGGACATATTCATTATGATAATCATATATCCGGTTTTTATTTTTTAAAATGTAGTGATAGAACTTCTGTTCCTTATTTTAAAGATCCGAGATTAGCTAAAGTTATGTCTGATTTGCCTCAAAAAAAACAAGATGAGGTTTCAATGTCTTCCCCAATAATTCAATATAAACCTAAACCAGGAACTATGATTTTATTTCCAGCATATTTAGAACATGGTTTTACAGTGGATGCTGGAGTAGATGATTTTAGATTTGTACATTTTAATTTACAAGCTGTTAGAAAACTATTAACCAATCATTTGAAAGGACAAAATGTCAAAAGTAAAAAATAATTTTTTAAAAAAAGAAGACTTTAATAAAATAAAAGAAGCTTTAACTTCTAATATTTTTCCTTGGTATTTAAATAATAATAAAACATCTAAAGACCCTAAAAAATATACAAAACATAAAAATGATTACCAACTTACTCATACTTTTTTTGAAGATGATAAAATAAATTCTAATGCTTATAGTTTATTAGAACCTATTATAGAAATATTAAAACCTAAATATTTTATAAGAATAAAAGCAAACCTAGTTTCTAATACAGATAAGGTTTATAAATTTGATAAACACACAGATCAAGAGTATAAATGTAAAGCAGCTATATTATATATTAATACTAATAATGGTTTAACATTGTTTAAAGATAGAAAAGTACAAGCAAAAGAAAACAGTATAGTATTTTTTGAAGGAAATGAAACCCATCAAGCGACAACTTGTACAGATCAAAAATATAAAATAGTAATTAATTTTAATTATCAATAATATGAATTGGAAAAAAAATAAATTTACTGTAATTAAAAAAGCAATAAGTCCAGAAATGGCTGAGCTTTTTAAAAATTATTTATTACTAAAAAGAAAAGTAACTCAAACATTTATTACAACTAAACATATATCAGAGTTTAATATGGATTGGGGTACATGGAGAGATAAACAAGTTCCAGGTACTTATTCTCATTATGCAGATATATTAATGGAAACTTTATTAACTTCATTAAAACCTAAAATGGAAAAAACTACTGGTTTAAAATTATTTGAAAATTATTCTTATACTAGAATTTATAAAGTTAAAGATATATTAGAAAGACACAAAGATAGATTTAGTTGTGAGATCTCTACAACATTAAATTTAGGTGGAGATAAACCTTGGCCAATTTATATAAATCCAAATGAAAAAGAGGGTGCTATAAATCCTACAACAAGAAAATATGACGCCTCAAAATCTAAAGGTGTTAAAGTGGATTTAAAACCTGGCGACATGTTAATTTATAGAGGAGACTTATTAGAGCATTGGAGAGAACCCTATACAGGAAATTATTGTGCACAAGTATTTTTACATTATAATAATAAAGCAACTAAAGGTTCAGAAGAGAATGCTCTTGATAAAAGACCACACCTAGGGTTACCAAGTAGATTTAAAAGAGCTGAAAAAAAGATTCCATAATGAAAGACTTTCCTATTATAAGGATTGATAATTTTTACGATTTCTCTAAAGGAGAAAATACAAGAGTTAAAAATAAAGTTATAAATCAAATTAAAAGAGCAGAGTGGGATAATAATTATGCTCTTGAAAAAAATAAATTTACGACAAAACT